CCATTAGGGGCTAGGCGGGGCCGAAACGAGTTACGACAAACGAGAAAGGCGAACAAATGGCAAGACCAACGAAGCCCGCAGCGCGTAAGCGTGCCGAGGGCAACCCGGGCAAGCGCGCGATCCCCGAGAATAGGCCGCGCCCCGACGCCGGCGAGATGCCGACGGCCCCGACGTGGCTAGACAAAGAAGCCCGGGCCGAGTGGAAGCGCGTTACGGCCGTAATCTCGAAGTTTCCCGGGTGGCTGGGGCGCATCGACCGCGCTTTACTCGCCGACACTTGCGCAACGTGGGCCGATATAGTCGCGTTGCGCAAGATCCTCAAGGGCGACGGCTACATCATAACCACGGCGCAGGGCAACAAGATCCAGCACCCGGCGGCCGGCGCGCTACATACGAAGGAAAAGATCCACATTCGGCAGCTTTCCGAAATGGGGCTCACCCCGACGAGCCGCGAAAAGGTCGGGCTATCCGAGAAAAAAGACGACCTCGACGAATTCACCACGTACGTTAGCCAAAAAGGTAAGGCTTTGGGCCGATGAAAGATCCAAGCTACCGACCGAGCCGCCGCGAGCGCAAGGCCGATCACGTCAAGAATTACGGGTGCGCATGCGGCGAGAAATTCCGCGGCAATCTTGAGGGGGTACTAAAAGCCGGCTGGGGCCTGTACGCCTTCACCGAAAAATGCCGCTTGTGCGAGATGCGGCACCAGCGCGCGAAGTTCGACAAGGCGATCGCGAAGGAAGAGCGCCGGCGGAGTAAAGCCACCAATGGATGAGCCAACCGAGATCCGCACCTTTGACGACGACCCCGACGGGCAACGCTGGGGGTTATTTGAGGGCGTTTGGTGCCCGATGGATATAACAACGAACTGGGCGCCGCCGAGCGCAGAGGATCAACCCCATGGCTAAGCGCATCATAGAGCTAGAGATCAACGGCCAGGTTATTGAGTGCTCAAGGCTGATCCTACACTACCCACCAGCAACAGATCGCGAGGCGTGGGGGGGAAGAGAACACCCGCGGCCCCTACGCGGCACATTTCACCCGATTAATCCGTCGATCGGGCTGATTAACTTTAATATTCCGGCGAAGCCCACAAAGGATCAAGCCCTTGGCGACTGAGATCGACACCTGGCGCGGCCGGCTCGACGACGACCGCAAGCGGGCCTATGATGCGATGGAAAAGCGCGCCGCGGCCGAGGGCTGGACCGAACGAATCCAGGGCTTTAACGACGTACTCGCCATGGCGCACGGGTGCCACTTCGACGCGGGGCTCGCCGAGCACGTCGCCGAGTTTTTCCCCCGCTTTCTTCGGCACAGTAAAGACCCCTTCGCCGGGCAGCCCTTCGAGCTTCAAGGCTGGCAGCGCGAGCGGGTGATCGCGCCCGTCTTCGGGTGGCAACGCCCGAACGGTACGCGGCGCTTTAGGGTGGCATACCTTGAGATCCCCAAAAAGCAGGGCAAGACGACACTAGCCGCGGGGCTTGGCGTGTATATGCTCGCGGCCGACGGGGAAAACGGCGCCGAGGTGTACCCGGGGGCGATAAACCGCGAGCAAGCGGGCATGTGTTTCGAGGATGCGGCGCGTATGGTCGAGGCCAGCCCTATACTACGTGAGCGCATCCAGGTGATCCGCAGCACCAAAACGCTCAACTATTCCGCCGCTAACGGCCGATTCAAGGCGCTGAGCGCCGACGTAGCGAGCCATGAGGGGCTAAACGTAAGCTGCGCGATCCTCGACGAGCTACACGCGCACAAGAATCGGCGGCTTTGGGATACGCTGCGGTATGGCGGATCGGCGCGCAGCCAGCCGCTTTTTATTGTGATCACGACGGCCGGCGACTACGACCCGACTAGCATAGGCTGGGAAACACACGAATACGCCGAGAACGTGATCGCCGGCACGTACGAGGATTGGCAATTCTACGCGCTGATCTACGCGGCCAGTAAGGATGCCGACTGGGCGGACCCGGCGACATGGTACAACGCGAATCCGAGCCTCGGGATCACGGTGCCCGAGGAAGATATGCAAGCTATGTGCGATGAGGCGCTAAATTCACCCGACAAGCAGAGCAGCTTTAAGCGTTACAGGCTCAATATATGGGTTCAAGCCAAAGACGGCTTCGTAGATATGGACGCCTGGAACGCCTCGGGCGAAGCCTTCGACCTCGAAGACCTCGCCGATCGCCCGTGCTATGGCGGCTTGGACTTGTCCAGCAAAGAGGATCTAAGCGCCTTCGCGCTCGCTTTCCCCCCGACGCCTGACGATCAGGTGTTTCGGCTTTTACAGTGGCTATGGGTGCCCGAAGACAGCCTCGCGGAGCGGGCAAAGCGCAACGGGCAACCGTACATCCAATGGGTTAACGATCGGCATATACTGACGACGCCCGGCGCGCGTATCGACTACAGAGCGATCCGCCAGCATATCGAAGAGATCGCCGGCGGCGTCAAGCTGCGCGAGCTACACTATGATCCGAAGTTTGCCGCGGAGATAATAGCCGACCTTGAAGCCGCGGGCGTGCCCATGGTCGAGCACGCGCAGACGTGCAAGGCAATGAATCCCGGCATGCAAGCCTTGAACCTCAACGCCAAGCGGGGCGAGCTCAAGCACAACGCAAACCCGGCGATGTCTTGGCAAATGGGCAACGTGATCGCGAAATACGACACGGACGGCGCCGCCAGGCCCGACAAAAGCAACCGAAAAAAGAAAATCGACGGCCCGGTCGCGGCCTTTATGGCGTTGGGGCGCGCGGTATCGATCAACGCCTCGGCGGGCGTGAGCAAGTACGAAACGGAAGATCTAAGGTTTGTATAAGTTTTTAGTGTCACGGATCGGCGCAGCACGGCGCGGTTGGTCAGGACGCGGATCGGCAGGTCGTGGCGAGGCAAGGCAAGGTAACAACGTAAGGCAACAACGGAGGAAAAGAGAATGACAACAGCAGCAGAATCAACGAAAATGTTACAGGCAACAGTAAGGCTCAAGAGTGCATCGCCGTATTCGCAAGGCAAGCACTACGACAAAGTAATGGTCCCGCTTGACCCCGAGAACGAGAGCGCGGGGGACTACGAAAAAAGAACATGGAGGAATCGGCTACACGTCACACCCGACGGATTTGTATTTATTCCCCAGCAGTCACTACACAAGTCTGCTATTGCCGCGGCAAAGTATACCGGCGACACGATACCGGGAAAAGGAAAAAAGACGTGGACCGCTAAATTGCAGTCTGGGCTTATGTGTATGGAACCTATTGTGCTACCTGTTCGCGCTGATGATGTTGATGGAGAATGGCTATTTGTCCCCAGCGACGGCAAGCCCGGCGGATCTCGCCGCGTATCCAAGTGCTTTGGATATATTCCCGAGTGGTCAGGGGATCTCAATTTGACGATCCTTGACACGATTATCACAGAGGAGATCTTGTTTAGATACTTTGAACGCGCCGGGCGCTTTATCGGGATAGGGCGGTTTAGGCCGGAGCGTGGCGGATTTTATGGACGATTCACAGTTGAAAGCGTCAAGATTTTTTAACGGCGTGGCCGAGCTGAGTAAGGCGTCGCCGCGCAAGGCGAGATAGGGCGGGATAAGGCAGGCAAGGCCAGGAAACAACAGAAAGGATTAACAATGAGCGAAGAACAGGTACAACAATTCAAAGTGCAGCCCAATTATAGTGTTGAGTCGTCACTACTCATCGCAAAATTGAACAAAGGCGAGATCGGCGACATCCTGACCGATGAGGAGCTCACAGAAATAGCGCGCATTCCGTGCAATGTAGGCGGCAAGGGCTATGGATACCTACAGACCGCGATCCGGTATTGCGAGCGACAACCGCCCGGGGAGCGGCGAGTGTGGAAGCGAGTCAAGGGGAATAACATGATTAAATGCCTTGATTCCGATGAAATTATCAACCACGCGACAGGGGGGATGCGAGGTATACATCGTAGAGGCAAGCGAATAGCTAGGCAAGTTACCGCGATCGATCTGCCAACGCTGGAAAATGGGAAGAAAAGCGAAGCGCTTGCGTTGATTTCGCAGGCGGCGACGTTGGCCTCGTTTGCCCACGGCCGCACAACCAAGATGTTACGTGATAAGAATGTGAAAAAGAAAATTGACATGAAATTACTAGTTGATGCGATGAAATAGACTTTAATAGGCGCGGCAAGACACGACTTAGCTTGTCGGGGCCGGGCACGGCGAGGAATGAATCGGCAAGTAGAGGCAAATCAAGACAGGGCATAGCGTCGCTAGGCAAGGCAAGTGAACACAAAGAAACAGAAAGGGCACAACGATGCGTAGTAAGCTCAAACCGTACCCGCAAGACGGCGATCTCCGCCGGCGTCGGGCTTTCCTATGGTGGCCGAAGGCGATCGGCCGCGATCGGCGTTGGCTAGAGTGGGCCGAGTGGGCCGAGGTGCGCTATGTGCCGCGGCTCATCTCGCCCTATGGCCCGCTTTCCGAGTGGCGCGCCGTAGCGTGGATCGACGAGACCCGATCGCGGCGATTTGTGCCGCAAGAGTACAACCCGCGGAGTGAGCACCATGGATGATGCCGAGCGCAGAGCCGTCGATTATATACCACCTGGCCGCACGGGTGGCGCTGTATGCCCGAAGTGCGCAGCCGTATGCGTCAAGGTCGAGCAAACCGTAGTGAGAACGCGCACGGCCGTTGTGCGCTGGCACCGATGCGCGTGCGGCCTTCGCTTTAAGAGCGTGGAAAAAGTACCAGCGCCCTAGTACTAGCCGCGTGGTATCGAGACTCTTGACAGCCGCGCGGATCTTTATAAAGATCAGCCTGAAACTAGAGCCAGCACTATAGGGCTTACACTTTGGGCTTATTGGATTTATTCAGACGGCGCCGACCACAGGCGCGCGCGCACCCGTCGAACCTCAACGATCCCGATCTGATCGCGATGCTGGGCGGCGGCATGGATACGGCCGCGGGGATCGCAATGAACGAAACCGCCGCGCTGAGCAACGCCGGCGTATGGGCCGCGGTGAAGACCAACGCCGAAACCGGGGCGATGCTCCCTAAACACGTCTTTAGGCGTACCGCGGGCGGCGACAAGGTGCGCGACTTCGGCCACTCTTTGCAGCGCGTGATCCACGTACAGGCCAACCCTATACAGAGCGCCTATGAGATGTGGTCGGTATTTTTCGCCAATTTACAGCTAAGGGGTAGCGCATACGCGCAGATCATACGCAACGCCGGGGGCGATGTCTCCGAGCTCTGGCCGATCCCGGCTGATAAGGTGGCAGCGACGCGCCAGGGCGATCGCCTGAGCTTCACCGTACGCACCAAGGGCGGCGCCGAGGTGCCCGTCGAACAAGGCAACATGCTCTACATCCACGGCTTTCGATTTCAGGGCGAGCGCGGGATCAACCCGATCCAAATAGGTAAAGACTCCCTCGCGCTTGGCGTGGCCATGGAAAAGTACGGATCGGGCTTCTTTGCGCGTGGCGGCCGGCTGAGCGGCATACTTGAGATCGTTGGCGATCTCTCCGAAGAGCGGCAAGACGCGATCGCCAATCAATTCGATGACGCCTACGGCAGCGTAGAAAACGCCCACAAGACGCTAGTTGCCAAAGAGGGCACCAAGTACCACCAGATGAGCGCACCGCCCAACGAGGGCCAGCTATTAGAGGGGCGCACATTCCAGATCCAAGAGGCCGCGCGGCGCTTTTCGAGCACGCCTTCGCGATTGCAAGACCACAGCCGATCGACCTTTAAGAACGTGGAACAGCAGAATATAGAGTACGTGCAATACGGCCTACAGCCGATGATCTCGGCGGCCGAGGGCGCGATCAATACACAGCTTTTTACACGCGACGAGCAAGACGAGCTTTTTGTCGAGTTTAACGTCGACGCGCTACTCAGGGGCGACACCGCGACACGCTACGCGGCCTATGCCTCGGCGATCCAGCATGGTTGGATGAGCCGAAACGAAGTACGCGACCGCGAGAACCTTAACCCGATCGAGGGCGGCGACGAGCTCTTAATGCCGGTCAATATGACGCCGATCAGCGAAGGCGGCACGGCCCCGGCGCAGGATGGCGACGCCGACACACGCGCCCGGCGCACGCTAGGGCACGTACTCACACGCGCGGAGCGGGCCGACGTCGAGGGCACC